CACTTCACAAATATGTAAGTGGTGGTGTTGTTAATTATGGAAGTCAGTATGTTGGTGTAACAACTACTATATTCCCTAATGCTGTAAATGACAGACCATTCTCTATTGTAGAAACATTAACAGATAAGACGTTTGTAGCAAATGTTGGTACAAGTACAGTTAGACACAACTATGTTGGTTCAGGAACTGCTTATCCTTACTACAGTGATTTAAATTGGGGTTCTGGATATTATGGTAATGTTGCTATTGGTGTAACTGATGATGTATATGAGCATAAGTTTGTAAGTGCTGGTGTTGGATCTATTACTGCTAATACAGGTGGACCATTTACTGCTACTGACGCAGTATATGAGTCACACACTGGAAATCTAACATTAACCATTCCTGGTCATGGATTAACTGTATCCAATACAGTTGGTTTTGATACTGGATTCTTGGTAATGAGTTGTTCTAGAGATAACTTTAAGACAAGTCATTCTTATCCACGTACAACTGACCCTGCTAATGCAGCAACCTTAGCAATATCTTCTGTAAGTACTGATACTATTACTGTTGGTGTAGGAAGTGCTGGTGGTGGTGGATATGGTGCAGTTGTAACTGCAACTATTCCATATAACACACATTTCTTTGAAGGTGCTGATGCTAATGCAGTTAATATTACTGGTGGTAGTCAATTAACACCTACTGATGCAACATATGAACCAGCAACTGGTGTTCTTACTATAACATTTGGATCTAATCATGGATTAACTAACTCCAATACAGTAACTCTTGATAATAATTCATTTAAGTTCTCATGTAATCAGGATAACCGTAAGAGTATTCACACATATCCTAGAACAACTGATCCTGCTTCTGGTTCAACATTAGCAATTACAGTTCCAGCAACTAATAAAATCTCTGTTAATGTTGGGCAATCACCAAATGGAACTGGTGGTGCTTTACAGTTTGCTATTGGTGCTGGTGGTACTGGATACGTTAATCCACATATTACTATTCCACAACCAGCATATGATAATCTTGAAATAACAGGTGTTTCTAGAAGAGGTATTGGAAATACTACTGATACAGGAACAGGTCAATTAATTACTGTTGCAGTTTCACCAACTGATAATGCTACAGGAATAGGATCTACTTCTTGGGTTGTTTCTGATTTTGACCTTGTTAGAAATGGGCATTCATTCTTAGTTGGAGACGTATTTAAACCAGTTGGTTTAGTAACTAGTAGATATTCAAATTCATCATCACTTATAACTGATTTTGAACTTACTGTTACCGAAACATTTACTGATAGGTTTACATGCTGGAATTTCGGTCAATTTGATTATATTGACTCTATAAAAGATCTACAAAATGGAACTAGAACAAGATTCCCATTAATGTACAATTCACAATTAGTGAGTTTTGAAATAGATGGTGAAGATGCTGATTCTGCATTAGTAGATATGAATTCATTATTACTAATCATTATAGATGGTGTAATACAGAATCCTGGTGAAGCATATAACTTTGAAGGAGGAACAACATTTACCTTTACAGAAGCACCTACAGTTAATGATCATGTTTCAATATTCTTCTATAGAGGAACTGCTGGTGATGACAGTCAAATATTTACTGTAAAAGAAACTGTTAAGAAGGGAGATCTTCTAAGAATTAAGAAGGTTGGTATTCATACAGAACAAGAACATAGAGTACTTTCTGGTATTACTACATCAGATACTATAGAAACAGAGATATATTCTGGATTAGGTGTTGATGAAAATAACTATAAACCAATGTCTTGGAATAGACAGAAGTATGATAGAGTTATTAATGGTGAAATTGTTTATAAGTCTAGAGATTCTATTGAACCATATGTTTATCCAACAGCAAGGATTATCGGAGATGTTAATACAACTCAATCAGAAATCTTTGTAGATAATGCACAGTTCTTTAATTATGAAGAAAATGAGTCATCTATTGTGATTACTGATCAAGTAAGTGCAATGATCATACCTGATTCTAGCGATCCAGTTGCTGCTGGTATAACTGCTGTAGTTTCTGCTGCAGGAACAATAACATCACTATCAATTACTAATGGTGGTGTTGGATATGGAACAGCAACTGTATCTATTGGTGCTCCATCTCATATTGGAGTTGGTATAGGATCTACTGCTACAGCAACTCTTACATTAACTAATGGAGTAATAACTGGTACTACAATAGTAAATCCTGGACTTGGATATACACAATCAAATCCACCATCTGTTATTGCATCATTCCCATCATGGAATAGAGAAAAGATTGAATCTATTGATATTATTCAAGGTGTAACTGGTATTGTTACTGGTATTACAACAAGTGCTCCTACATCTGGTAAACTAGCACTTGAATTTAGTTTAAAGAAACCTGGTAATTCTAGTTGGAGTGGAATAGCAGTTGGACAACCAATTTACATCTATGATACTACTGTTGGAACAGGATTAACATCTATTGCTAAGTCTAAGAATAATAATGATACAGTTGGAATAGGAACTTTATTTGTAGATAATATCTATCAAATACAACAGTTTAGTGCTAGTGGTAATACTGGTTTAGTTACTTGTTACGTTCACACAAATACAAGTCATGTTGGTTTAGGATCTACTGCACCAACAAATAAAATTCTTGGTAGATTCTCATGGGGTAGACTTGCTGGAATAGCTAGAACTACCGTAAACCCAGTTTCTATTGGTGTTACTGGATTAACTGTTGGATTAACAACAGGATCTGGAATAGGTACATTCCCACCAATTCAACGTCGTGATTATGGTTGGAATAATAGTGGTGCATTAAAACCAGATCTTGGGTAGTATAAATACATAAAAAATATGAAATAAATGGCTGCAATTGTAACCGATCAATTTAGAATTCAGAACGCAAATAATTTTGTAGAGTCTATAGACAATGCTGCAAATTCTTATTATGTGTTCTTGGGTCTGCCTAACCCTGCTCCAGCTACTGTTGGATTTGGTAGAAGTGGTGCAGATTTAGCTGCTTATAATTCTAATATTCCAGATCCTAGAGATACTATTAATAATATTAATCATACATCAGATACTATGATGTTTGGTAAAAAAGTTAATAGTGCAAATATTAGAAGATTGATTAAGAAAAGAATATGGAAAACTGGAACTACGTATGAAATGTATCGTCATGATTATGGTGTTGATGCAAAGTCTCCTTTAACACAATCAGCAAGATTGTATGATTCCAATTATTATGTAATGAATAAAGATTATAATGTTTATCTTTGTATTGATAATGGAGCTTCTGGAATTAATACTACAGGAAATGCCTCAAAGGATGAACCAGTATTCACTGATGTAGAACCAAGTAAGGCAGGAGAAAGTGGTGATGGGTATATTTGGAAATATCTTTTCAGTGTTCCTCCAAGTGATATTATAAAATTTGATTCTACTGATTATATTTCCGTTCCTAATGATTGGTTAACTACTGATACTGCTCAAATAAAAGCAGTAAGAGATAATGGTGATTCTACTAACAATAATAATCAAATTAAAAAGGTTTATATTGATAAGCAAGGTAGTGGATATTCAGTAAACCAATCTGGTTTAGAAGTGAATATCATTGGTGATGGTACTGGTGGAAAGGTCGTTGTTGATACTGATAGTACTGGTAAAATAACAAGTGCTGTTGTTTCATCTGGTGGTCAAGGATATACTTATGGAATGGTTGATTTAGGAACTATTAATGCTGGTGTTTCAACTGCAAATGCAGCAAAATTAATTCCTATTATTCCACCATCTAGAGGTCATGGATACGATATTTATAGTGAATTGGGAACAGATAAAGTTCTTATTTACAGTCGTTTTGATGACACTACTAAAGACTTTCCAGTAGATGCAAAGTTTGCACAAATTGGTATAGTAAAAAATCCAACGCAAGCTGGATCTGCTGCTACATTTGTTGAACCTCAATATTCTTCATTATCTGGAATTAAATTCTCTTCTGTTTCTGGTACTGTTCCTACTCCAGGTACTATAGTCCGACAAACAGTATCTGGTGGTACTGCTCAAGGATATGCCGCATCATATGATGAAGAAACTATGGTCTTGAAATATTTCCAAGATAGATCATTATATTTTAACTCAACTACAGATAATCAGCAAGATTATGTTGGTGTATCAACTAACTCACAGGTACTTCCATTTAATTCTTCTGCTTCTGATCCAATAACAACAACCCTTGGTTTTTCTGGAGTAGTTGATACTACATTTACTGAGAGTAAAGTAACAACAACAGGAAATAAAGTTATTGATCTAGCAACATCATTTACAATAGGGTTGTCTTCACCTGAGATAAATAAAGGGTCGGGTGATATCCTCTACCTAGATAATAGGCCGTTAATAGCACGAAATTCTAGACAGAAAGAAGACATCAAAATTATCTTGGAATTCTAAAAAATGCCACAGAAAACTAATTTAAATATAAGCCCATATTTTGACGACTTTGATAAGGCGAATAATTTTTATAAAGTCTTATTCAAACCAGGGTTTCCAGTTCAGGCAAGAGAATTAACAACTCTACAATCGATCTTGCAAGATCAAGTAGCATCTTTTGGTAGTCATATGTTTAAAGAGGGATCAATGGTGATCCCAGGAAATATTGCATATGATCCTGAATATTATTCAGTTAAACTAAATGATGATCATTTAGGTGTTCCAATTTCATTATACATCCAAAATTTAGTAGGAAAAAGATTAAAAGGACAAAATTCTGGTACTACTGTAGTTGTTGATAAAGCAGAACTTGCTTCTGATGGTACGGATATAACACATGCAACATTATTCATAAAATATTTAAGTGGTACATCTAATGCTAATGGTGGATCATTAGATGATGGTGAGGCATTATTAACACAAGAAACCTTTGCTTATGGTAATACTGTCTTCAATGAAGGGGATAGTGTAGTTACTCTTATTTCTTTAGATGCTTCTGCAGTTGGTTGTGCAGCAGCAGTAGAAAATGGTGTTTACTTTATTAGAGGTTCGTTTGTAAATGTTTCTGCTGACAAAATAGTTCTAGATCCATATAGCAATACACCATCTTATAGAGTAGGATTGAGTATAAATGAAGAATTAATAACTTCTAGAGATAATGATTCTTTATATGATAATGCTAAAGGATTTTCTAACTATGCAGCACCAGGTGCTGATAGATTAAAAATATCTACTGTTTTATCTAAAAAAGCGTTAACAGATAAGAACGATAAGACTTTTGTTGAGATACTTAGACTAAATGAAGGTGAGATACGTAAACTTGAAAATAAACCACAATATAACTTAATTAGAGACTATTTTGCTAGTAGAACATTTGATGAGTCTGGAGACTATACAGTAAACGGATTTGGTATTCAGGTAGCTAATTCATTAAATGATGGATTATCTAACGAAGGTGTATTCTCTGCAGGAACTACAACAGACGAAGGAAATGTTCCTACTGATGATTTAATGGCAGTTAAAGTGTCTAGTGGAAAGGCATATGTTAGGGGATATGATACTTATAAACCAGGAACTACTGTAATAGATGTAGATAAACCAAGAGATATAAAGAAAATAGAGGGAGCATTAGTTCCTCTGGAGTTAGGAAATAAAATAAAAGTCAATAATGTACAAGGAACACCTTTTATAGGTTTAAACAATAGTCATACTGTTGACTTATGTATTGAAAGAAGAGGTGGTGGAACTGCAGCAGCAGCTTCTGGATTGGTGATTGGAAAGGCAAGAGCTTATTCTTTCAGTTTAAGTGATGCTCCATATGAAAATGGTGGTTCAGAATGGGATTTATATTGCTTTGACGTTCAAACATATACTAATGTTGTTCTAAATGCTAGTTGTACTAGTGCTGAATTACCAGCATCTTCTTATATTGAAGGTTTACATAGTGGTGCTACTGGTTATGCAGTAGCAGCAGGTGCTGGTACAGATGCTGTAATATCAATAGAACAAACTTCTGGAACATTTCTTTCTGGTGAACCAATTAAAATAAATGGTTCGGATGTAGTACAAAGAACACTCAAATCTGTTAAGATTTATGGAATACAAGATGTTAAATCTGTATATCAGAATGCTGGCGGATCAGGTGGTATTGTAGATACAAATACTGTTGACTTTGCAGCAGATACTGTATTGCAAAGGGTTATTCCAAAAGGATTTAATGTTACAGATCAATTAGTAATTAATTCTGTTGGTATTGCTAGTTGTGCAGGACATAATTTTGCTGGTATTAAATCTGATACTATTATTAGATATCAGAGACCAAATTCAACTGATGAAGTATTCAATAGAGTAAGATGGGTGGCTCCTGATGGATTAACAATGGATCTTGAAGCAGTAGCTTCAGTTACTGGTGTCTGTAATGGTGCTGTACCTGCTACTGGGCAAGAAACAGTATCATTTAGTGTAGGAAGACCTAGTGTTGTCAATAATGAAAATGCTGGATTATATGCACCATTAAGTTCTAGTAATGTATCTGATATAGATCTAGCTGGTTCTACTTTACTTGTATCCAAACAAATTACTGGAGAAGGTGCTAGTAGTGTTGGTTTAATGGAAATACCTATATCATCTACAGGAATTTCTAGTGCTTTCTATGAAAATTATGATTCAGAAAGATATTCAGTTCATTATGCTGATGGAACTACTGAAGATTTAACTTCAGATCAGTTTAGTTTAAATGCTGATGGAACTTTGGTATCTCTTACTGGACTAACAGCAAATGCTGCTAATGTTGTTGTTAATACAACAGTTAAGAAAAAGGATATTAAGAGTAAGCAGAAAAATTATGTTAGAAGTGAAAAAGTAACTATTGATAAATGTGTCTCTGCAGCATCTACTACTGGAACTGGATTAACACAAAACAACTTCTATGGTCTAAGAGTTGATGACAAAGTAATTTCTTTGAATGTACCTGATGTAGCAGAAGTAGTTGGTATATTTGAATCATTAGATACTAATGTTCCTATTTTAGATAAACTTTCATTTGTAACTGGATTGGGTTTAGATACAAATGCAATTCTAGGTGAAAATATAGTTGGTTCAGATAGTAAAGCGATTGCTCAAGTAACTACAAGAGTATCTGCAACTGAAGTTGAAATATGTTATTTAACACCAGAAAGATTCCAGATAGGTGAATCAGTAACATTCAAAGAATCTAATATTATTACTAATTTACAGGATAAAACGCCTGGTAGTTATCTTAATATAACTGAAAGATTTACTTTAGATAAAGGTCAAAAAGAACAATATTATGATTACTCAACAATTGTTAGAAATGGTGGATTTTCAGCACCATCTAGAAAGATAACAGTTGTATATAATTGCTATCAAGTTCCATCTAATGATACTGGTGATGTATATACTATTAATTCATATGCTAAGGAGCAATTTGATAAGCATATTCCAATATTAAAGAATGGTGTTAGAGCTTCTGATACCCTTGATTTTAGACCAAGAGTTGCTCAGTGGAATGTAACTACTGCATCCCCATTTTCATATGGTCTTAGAAACTTTGGAACTGCTGGATCAAATCCAACATTGATTGTTAGTCCTAATGAAAGTTCTTTATTGGGTTATAGTTTCTATCTACCTAGAATTGATAAAGTAATTCTTGATAAGCAAGAAAGACTTTCTGTAGTTAAAGGTGTATCTTCAGTAGATCCTAAACCTCCAACTAATGTTGAAGATGCAATGACACTTGCAACTATTGAACTTCCAGCATATCTTTATGATCCCGATGATGCATATGTTCGTCTTGTTGATAATAGACGGTATACAATGCGAGATATCGGTCATCTAGAAGATAGAATAGATGTTTTAGAAACAGTAACATCATTAAGTCTTTTAGAACTTGATACAAAAACTCTTCAAGTTCAAGATGCTGATGGACTCAGTAGATTTAAAACTGGATTCTTTGTAGATGATTTTAAAGATACTAATCTCATAGACACAGGGAATAGAGATAATAAGTGTGATGTTAATATAAGATTGAGGGAATTAACTACTCCTAATGATTTCTTTGCTATTAAACCAGAACTAGCATTAAATCCATCTATAAATTCTGATACTGCTGACTTCTCATCTAGTTTAGAGTTATTAGATTCTAATGTAAGAAAGACTGGTGATATGTTAACCTTAGACTATAAGGAAGTTGAATTACTTGATCAACCACTAGCATCTAGAGTTGAAAATGTAAACCCATTTAATATTATAACATTTAGAGGTAATGTAACATTGAATCCTGCTTCGGATAGTTGGGTAAGAAATGTTTTTATTGCTAATGGTGAAAGAACTGTATTGGGTGATACTGAAGGATCATTTGTTACAGAAATTAGAAATGGTAGCAGACCAGACGAACATATTCGTTCAAGAAACGTAGGATTTGAGGCAAATGGTCTTCAACCATTTACTAGATATTATCCTTTCTTTGATAGTACATCTGGAATTGATATTATTCCTAAACTAATAGAAATTTCAATGGATTCTGGTGTCTTTGAGGCAGGAGAAACCGTAGAAGGTTTCCTTGATGGTGAAAGAATAATTACATTCAGAATTTGTGCTCCAAATCATAAAGAAGGAGATATTTCTGCACCATTACTTACATTCTTAAACAATCCATATAATACTTCTGTTAATCTTTCAAGTGCATATTCTGCTTCAGCTAGTGTGTTGAATGTTGATATTGCATCATTGCGTGAAGATGCTCAAGGAAGATTCTTTGGATATATTACTAGTCAGATTAGTTTACTTGGAGTTACAAGTGGTGCTCAGGCAACTGTTAGTGATATTAGATTAGTTAGTGATACTTATGGGGATGTTTACGGATCATTCTTCTTTAGAGATCCATTAGCAAGTCCACCACCTCCACTTAGGTTTAGAAATGGTAGTAGGACATTTAAGTTATCTTCTAGTGAAACTAATTCTCTTGCCTTACCAGGATCTCCATCTATAAGTAGTGGAGAAACAGTTTATACAACTAGTGGTGTAGTTGATGAGTTCTTACAAGAAACTATTAGTATAAGAAATCCACCCCCACCTCCAATCCCCATCATTAATAATATTACCAATATTACTAATGAAATTACTGAGGTTAATAATATTACTCAGGTTACTCAGGTAATACAGGATGACCCGTTAGCACAAACATTTAACATTGAAGGTACTGGTGTATTCTTATCTTCTGTTGATCTATTCTTTGCAAGTAAAGATACTCAAGAGAAGGTTCACATTCAGGTTAGAACAACTGAACTTGGAACACCAACAGATAGATTGGTTGTAGATTATGCTCATCTTTCATTAGAACCAACTCAAGTTAATACTTCTACTGATGCTTCTGTTGCAACAAGAGTAACATTCCCATCACCAATATACTTACCACCAAATGAGGTATATGCAATAGTTATTCTTGCACCAACAACGAATAATTATGAGATGTGGATTGCTGAAATGGGTGAACCAACAATTGATACGTTTAGTCTACCAAATACAGAAAGTGTAATTATTTCTAAACAGTATCTTGGTGGTAGTTTATTTAAATCTCAGAACGGATCTATTTGGTCTGCAAATCAATTCCAAGATCTTAAGTTTACACTCAATAAGTGCCAGTTTACTTCTGCTGCAGGTAGTGCATATTTCTATAATCCCAAACTTAATGATACTACTGGTCAGATACCAGGATTATTACCTAATCCAATAAGATGTTTACCAAGAAAGTTAAAAGTTCCTTTTGCAGCTACTTCAAATGCTTACTTATTAAGTCTATTAACAGTTGGAAGAAAAGTTAGTGAAGGTGCTGGTGGTGTAAATCATACAGGACCAACTGGTTATATTGAACAACTAGGACATCCAGCAACAACTGGTACTACAAATGTAGATATTACTGCAGTTGGTGTAGGTTATTCAACTGGTCAATTTAATAGTGTTCCTCTTTATAATATAAGTGGTAGTGGTAGTGGAGCACAAGCAATTGTTATTGCTAGTTCTGCTGGAGAAATAACTACGGTTAATATCACTAATGCAGGTACTGGTTATGTTAAAGGTGATGTTTTGGGTATCACAACATCAAATATGACTAAAGGATCAGGTGCTAAAGTTACTTTAAAAGATGTTAGTTCTAGTGTTGATACTTTATTCCTAACTGATTGTCAGGGTGAAGAATTTACTAGTGGTGCGAACTTAGTATATTATGATGATGCAGGAGTTGCTGTTTCTCTAGCAAATACTTCACTTTCAAGTGCTAGTTCTGTAATTAGTGATCTTTATGAGGGTGATGTATTTGAGTTAGAACTTTACAGTCATGGTATGCATTCTGATACTAATGAAGTTGTAATATCTGGTATTGAACCTGATACTATTCCAACAAAATTAGTAGTAGATGTAGCATCTACAGATAATACTATTAATGTTGGATCTGCTGCTACTGGTACATTTGCAAACTTTGAAGGTATAACAACATCCTTTGGTTATTTGCAGATAGGACAGGAAGTTATGTTCTATAATAGTATTAATGGTAATGGTGTTATTGGTGTTTCAACTAGAGGTATTAATGGTACTGTTGCTCAAAATCATAAGGTAGATGATCTTGTTTACAGATATGAATTAAATGGTGCTTCATTAGTTGGTATTAATACAACACATAGTCTTGCACCTCTTCCTGCTCTAGTAAGAAATTCTAAAGATATTGATAAACTTTATCTTAAAGCAGGTAGGAATGGTACTAATGATTCCAGAATGACTGGTGATCAGCAAATGAGTTTTACTACTGAAAATACTGTTGGTGGACCTAGAGGTTTCTCATCTAAGAATATACAGTTTAATTCTGTTGCCCCACAGTTTAATGTATTGACTCCTGGTGAAACTAATCTTTCTACACAAATAAGAACCGTATCTGGTACAAGTGCTGGTGGAATTGAAGCATCATTTGAGGATCAAGGTTATGAAAATATTGAACTAAATCAAGCTAATAGACTATCATCAACTAGAATCGTTTGTTCTGAAGTTAATGAATTATCTAAACTATCTGATTTACCTAAGAATAGATCACTTACATTAAGTATGAGACTTACTACTGAGAATGCAGATCTATCTCCAATAATAGATACTCAGAATGGTACAATAGTATTCCAAAGGAATAAATTAAACAACCCAGTTGCAAACTATACTGATCAATCTATTGCTAATGTTGATGCTGGTGATAGTCATGCTGCAATTTATATTTCAAATCAAATAGATTTGAAACAACCAGCAAGATCACTTAAGGTATTAGTTGCTGCACATAGACATGCTTCATCTGACTTTAGGGTTCTCTATAAACTCACAAGACCAGATTCAAGTGAAATTGATCAAGGATATGAGTTATTCCCTGGATATGCTAATATGACTGATGCTGATGGTGATGGATTTGGAGATACTATTATTAGTGATCAATTAAATAATGGTTTACCAGATGCAATTGTGAATCCAAATCGTGATGATCAGTTCTCTGAATATCAGTTTACTGCTGATGATCTTGAAGAATTTACTGGATTCAAAATCAAGATTGTATCTAGTGGAACTGATGAAGCAAATCCACCAAGATTTAAAGATTTAAGAGCTCTAGCATTAGCATAATGATACCAGTTGAAGGACACAAAAATCTTTATAGAGATAAGTCTGGTGCAATAGTAAATACTGATATATCTGGGTATAATCAATATATCCAGATGAGGTCTGCTAAACGTACTCAGAAAGAAGAATTAGACAAGATTAAGCAGGATATTGACGAAATAAAGTCAATGCTAAAACAGATAACAAAAATAGTATAAATATATTCTAGATCCCCTTAGTATTATAATAAATGGCTGCTGTTTATGTTAGTAATCTAGTTATTAATACTGGAACAACATTTGAACAAACATTTACTCTAGAAGATAGTGAGTCTGCTGCTCTATTGGATTTGACTGGTTACTCGGTTAAATCATCTATGAGAAAGCATCCTACTAGTAAAGCAAAAGTTACGTTTGATGCTACTATTCCAAATCCAACTACAGGTGTAATTAAAGTAGGTTTAACATCTACTGCAAGTGCAGGTATAAAAGGAGGAAGGTATGTGTATGATATTTTAGTTACTGACACTGCAAATACGGTAACTAGAGTAGTTGAAGGATCTGTAATGGTTAGAGCTGGAGTAACTACGCATGGGTGATAATTATGCCTATTAGAGTAAGAGTTGGTCAAGCACCAGCAGTTAAAGTTGTTTCATCCTTATCAGGATCAAAAACTATTAACTTGTCTGGATTAAATGATGTAAGTGCAAATACCCCACAAAATGGTATGGTGTTGGTTTACAACTCTACATTATCAAAATGGGAAGCAACATTATCATTAACACCTGGTGTAACACAGAATCTAGATATCAACGGAGGTAGCTTTTAATGGCCAGTATTATACGAGTAAAAAGATCGACTGGTACTGCTGCACCAGGGTCTCTTAACTACGGTGAAGTTGCAAACACTGTTGGTGTAGGTACTCACGGTAATAAAGGTGGTAGAACATTTATTGGAGATAACTCTTCTAATCCACAGGAAATTGGCGGTAGATATTATACAGACTTATTAAGTATTGCTCCAGGTTTGGTTGCTGGACAAAATAACCCAACAACAGCTACTAATGGATTTGTTGCTGTTTTGGATTCAAACCGTAAGGTTGACCAATGGAATGTAGATAATTTAACTTTTGATGCTAATACAATATCTTCAACTAATACTGATGGTGATATTACTATAGATCCTAATGGAAGTGGTGAAATAGTAGTTCCAGATGATACTTTCTTAACTTTTGGTACTAGTAAAGATTCTAAGATAGAATATGATGAAGATGGTACAGATAGAGTAAGAGTAACTGGTGCTCCTTGGACATTTGCTAATGAAGTTCAATTTGCTGGACTTTCTACTGTTGCTGGAGATTTGTATGTAGGTGGAGATTTATATGTTGGTGATGATGTAAATCTTGATGAGGCAACTGTTCGTAATTTAAGAGTTACTGGTATAAGTACTTTTGAAGGAAATCAAAAGCATCTTGATAATGTTGTTTCTAGTTGGGGTACTGGAGAAGATCTTCAGATAAAACATGCAAGTGGGCATAGTCATATTCAAGATCTTGGAACGGGTGAACTTAGAATAGATTCAAATACTTTAAGAATTAGAAATGCTTCTGGTGGTGCAACACAGGCAGTATTTAATGAAGGAAGTTCAGTAAATTTATATTTTAATAATGCAGATAAACTACAAACCCGTGTTGACGGAGTTAATGTTACTGGAACAACCGAAACTGATGCATTATTAGTTACTGGTGTATCAACTTACCAAGGACAATCAAACTTCACTGGTAAGATGGTTGTTACTGGTGGAGTTGAGATTGATAATATTGGTATTTCATCCAATATTATTGCTACCAGATCTGGTGCAGGAAATCAATTATATATTGACCCATATCCAGATGGTCTAAGTAATGAAGGTACTGTTATCATTAAAGGTGACTTGCAGGTTGATGGTACTCAAACTACTGTTAACTCTACATCAGTTACTTCAAATGAGACTATCTTTAAGTTAGGTGATGTAACAAGTAGTAGAACCGTTACAACAACAGTTGGTACTGGTGTTTCTGCAATCGTTCTTGATAGTCTTACTGGTATTAATACTGGTGATACTTTAACTCATGCTTCATTACCTGGAGCAGGTAGAACTACGGTTCATTCTTATAATACTGGTTCAAAAACAGTTTATATTGATGGTACAACTACTGCTGGTATTTCGACTGCAGTTCAAATAACCATTACTCATGCGTATGATACTAACACTGATCGTGGTATTTCATACAACTACAATACTGGTATTGGTACAGCAAATACTAAGCTTGGATTCTTCGGATATGATGATTCTACTGGTAAGTGGACATTCATTCCAGATGCAACAGATACCAATAGTACTATAAGTGGTACTAAAGGTTACCTAGATATTAAAGGGATATACTATCAATCTGGTGATTTTGCTACCAGTGGAGTGGTATACTTTGATAATACTGGATTACAAAAATCCACAGTAGCACCTGCTTCTGGTATTAGTACATCAAACTATGTTCTAACAACAACTGCTGCTGGTACACCAACTTGGACTGATACCCTAGACGGGGGAACTTTTTAATTAACTAACTATGGCTAATCAAACTGACGTTGACATTAATGTTTTGATTCAGATTTATAATGCTAAATTAGCACAACTCTCAAATCAGAATGTCTTATTAGAGGCAAAAGTACAAACTCTAACCCAAGATTTCTTGGATGAGAAAAATGACCTTCTCGCAAGTCTAAAAGAATTGCAAGAAAAATATGACAATTTACTAGAAGACTTAGAAGAAGATGAAACCAGCAAATAGACAAGACTTTATAGAATATTGTTTAAGGAAGCTGGGTGCTCCTGTACTAGAGATAAATGTTGATGATGAACAGATAGAAGATGCTGTTGATGACGGCATTCAGATGTTTAATGAGAGACATTTTGATGGTGTTGAGAGGATGTATCTTAAATACCAAATAAGTCAGGATGATATTGATAGAGGTAGAGCAAGAAATGATAGTGGTAGTACAAATACTGCAGGTATAGTTACTACAGTAGGTACATCTAGTACAATAACTGGATATGGATCTACAACTAGTAATTGGTATGAGACTTCTAATTTCTTACAAGTTCCAGATTCTGTAGTTGGTGTAGAAA